GGCGGCACCGTCAGTGACCAAAGCGCGGTCGGGCAAACGGATACGCAGTGTAGAACCGATCTTGGCACCTGAGACAGCGAAGCTGTCGTCGTACTGACGGTTCACGTTGCGGGTGATCACCAAGTTGTTCTCAAGGATTTCGAGAGACTTGCGGGTGATCATGTCAATGGTAAGGATCGAATTGCTCATGATGATGATTTCCTATTTAGCGGTTGCGGGTTGCCCGTGCTTTGTCGATTTGTCTTTGGCGCTCGGCAGCAATCCAGTCCGATACATTCAGTGTCTTGGTAGACCGAGGATCGGTGGTGTCAGTGACACCAGGATTGGTTGCTCGTGCGGTTACCGGACGAATCGGGTCTGGCGCAGACGAGGTTTTCTTTTGGAAAGGCTCGGCAGTTAATTTAGCTTCGACTTTTCCAATCTCACGCGCTTGCAACAGTGGCGACAAGCGAGAAATGCGTTCAGCTTCCTTGGGGTTGCTGCCCAGCCAGTAGGCCAGATCAGGTCCAAGGTCAGACGCTTTGATGGTTTCGGCCATTGCATCGGTGACTCGAAGATTCGGGTTATACGCAACTTGGTCAAAGTCATCGTATTTAGACCGGGCTTCTTCCTCACGCTCTGCAAAGGTTTCTTCAATCTCAGCGCGTTGATTCTGGATTTCCCGATGTTGGACCAGCTTTTCAGCTTCGGCACGGATGAAATCACCGTATGCCTGCGGGCTGTCAAATTGATCTGCTGCCGGAATATCCGTTGGCATTGCTGGCACGGGTGCCTGCTTTGCCTGCTGCTCACGTTCCCATTTGCGCTGTTCTCTTGCGAGGCGCTTGCCAATCATCGCGTCGATTTCAGCCTGGGAGTACTTCTTTTCTTCCTGGGTGCTACCGTCTTGATTCTCAGCTACTACCGGCGCATTTTGTGCATTGTCCGTGGTGGCCGTCACCTCGGGTGCTTGCGCGGAGTCAACTTCCGCTAAGGCTTGGACTTCATCAGTCATTTTTAACTCGTGTGAGTTCCCGGTGAACCTCACCGGTACGGTTGGGTTATCTTACAGCAGATTACTCTGGCTGCGCAACATTGGTTTGCAATGCTTTGTATGCGGCCACAACGTCAGCAGTGTGCATGGCAGCGCAAATGGCCTGTACACGGGCATCTTCGGCGCTGTAATCAGCACCGGGCACGACAACGTGGCGGTGGAATTTGCTGCTGATTTCAACGCCATCTTCTTTGATGGCGGTCTTGGTGCGAACTTGAAGTGATCCGTTTTCAATAACTTCAATCAGATCAACAGATACAATTTTTTCTAGCATGATATTTTCCTTGTTTCCAGCCCAACAATCCAGTCAGGCATTAAGGTTTCCAGTCAACCGGACTGGCACGGGTTAACCATTTACGATGTTAAGAATGCGGCCCAGCTAATTGTTCTTGGAACAGTGCCTGAAGTCACTTGAATTTGAAAATTACCGCTACTTATTTGAGTGGCAAGTCCTGTAATTGTGTTTGATACAGATACAACTCCCGATAAGGGGTCAAATAAAAACAAAGCAGTACCACCAGAAGTGTCGTCGCGTAACAAAATCATTCCAGTTTCTGAAGAAACCACAGTGACCCAAGTATTCAGTGCCGACAAAGTAACTGACGTGTTTGCGGTAAATTTACCAGTTCCCGCAACAATGTCTGTTTGGTTTGATGGAATATTTGGCGACAGGAAAAATCTTGTTATGCCGCCAGAACATACGTTACCAGAGTCAAGACCTTCGCTCCCTACCGTCGGGTCTGCGCCGCCAATAACTCCTTGGTGAACATAGTTGAATGTACTAGGGGCAACAGGATTATAAATATAGTTTGATGTGCTACAAATATTGTCGCCAGTTAAAAGACAATCGTTAATCGTAACCCCTACAAACAATTCCGGGTGGTACGAATTTTGGTTGAACGTATTTCCTGTAACTGTGCAATCAGAGCCATTCAGCGTCAGTCCAAACTGACCATTAAATGACAAACTGTTTCCAGTTACACTCAAATATTTAACGCCGGGCGAAACAATGCCTGAATATTTATTGTTGAGACATTGGTTGTTTGACACAACCGTGTTTACGGTATATTTAAATGATGCGGCTAATCCAAAAGTAGCGGCAGCATCAATGCCGTCGTTAGCATTGTTAAAAGTTAAATTGCCATCAATAACTCCAAACGTGTTTACCACAGCAGCCGGGTTTGTAGCTGAACCGTCTGTTTGGTTTAGCTTAATGCCAGTCTCACCGGACCAGCTTGTTTGGTTTCCGTTGATGGTGAAGCAAATGTTTCCACTAAACCAAATATTTGAGTATGTGGCATATCGAACAATATTGTTTATTGCGCTGTTGTTAACGCCTTGAGCAAGTGTGTAAGCCAGACCACCATACTGATAATTCTGAGCTACGTTGTTGTTGAATATGACGCCGCCAATAGAAGCGCCAGCACCAAAATTGCAATCACGAACGGTTGAGTTTACATAGCCATCAAAAGCAATAGTCAGCGTGAAACCTGTAACCTCGGATACCTCCACATTTGTGTTTTCAGTCGCACTTGACGAAAAGAACCAAATCGCAGGCCAAGTGAATGTATTGGTTGTTGTCTGCGCTTGAATTGCTGGAGACAACCCTGACCAAATGTCGTTGTCAGCGGGAGTCGTTGGCATATAGCCTTCATACGACTGCACAACGTCAGCAGACGTATTAACCCAAGTGTTCGTATTTCGTCTAATCGTGTACGGCACAGTAGCGGGTAAAAAGTTAAGTCCTTTAACACGGCTATTTGACGCATCTGTAAATTTAAATGTAAGTGCGCTAGATTGGATCGTAGCGTTATCACCAGAAATATTTACAGTTCCGGTGTATGAAATCGTACTGGTGACTTTATATGTCCCAGATGGAAAATAAACAGGGCGTCCGGTGTTGATTGCAGACTGAATGGCTGAAGTGCTATCGGCAACCCCAGTTGGGTCAGCACCACGGTCTAACACGTTTACTGGCGCACCAGTAATCATTGAGTAGGAGGCTTTGGTCAATGCCATGTCAAGTCCTTAGACGTAGTTGACTTCGATTAACGAAGTAACTGGAGGTGCTTCTGAAAAAGTAAGAACAGCGCCAGCAATACTGTACGTGTTCTTTTGCTGATACACGCCGTTGATGTACACGTTTGTGGCGTTCTCACCTGCGGGTGCGCTTGCCAACGTAAACGCAACCGTGCTGCCATCGCCTGTAAAGTTGGCAATGATTGCGGTAGCGTTGAAGCTGCTGCCCACGTTGTCATACGTGGCAATCAAAACACCTGCGCTGGTTTCAAGCACAAACTTGTAAAGCCGCAACTGGTTCCAGATTTCACCACCGGGCACTCGGCCTGCCGAATCAAGAATGATAGGGTTTGTGTGAGCAGTGATGCCAGTGCTTGACGTGTACGTAGCCAGCGGTGTCGTTGTGCCAGCTTCGTAGGTGTAAATTTTGCCACCAGACAGCGGGTTGCCGTTGTTGTCAAAAAACTGAGCACCAACGCCGCCAAAAGTTGAAAGTGATACAGCGGGCATGTGTTACTCCAGCAAAAAGCTCATTTTGTGTTCATCGGCTTGCAGTACACCACGCCGCCAGTAGAGATCTGGATGGCACTTACGCGCCACAAACCGCTGGTGCTGATTGGCACTTTGAATGCAATGGGTGTGAATGATGGAATTGGGGTGCTGGCAGTGGTTGCCACAGCACCTTCACCCACTTCAATGTAGCAGGGTTGGTCAGACCAAACCATGACGCCTTCAGGGCCAGCGGGCCAGCCAGCAGTGTTGGCCGCTGTGCCTGTGAAAGAGGCGGTTTGAGCCGGGAAATTGGCTTTGGTGAGGGGATTGAGAAGTTCCATGACGGTTCCTTTATGCCAAGAATTTTAACTTGTACAGGGTGGACAGGTAAAGCCCAACGATTTCATCAATGATGTTCTGAATCGGGGTGTCGGTTTTGCTCACCACCTCGTACCGCATGTCCTCAATGTCTTTGAGGGACTGCTCCAGAAACTCAATGATGTTTGTGGTCTTCTTGGCGCTCATCAGGCTGATGGGACCAATTAGACCATGACGGCCTTGGTATGCCTCGGCAAACTTGTCGGCCAAGTCGATCACTTCGTCGTAGAACGTGTTCAGCGCCGAGTGCTTGGAGAAGCTGCGGGTGTTCAGGTGAACCGAGTGGGCCACGTCACGGGCCAAGAACAGTTCGCCTACGAAATCAGCGCATTTCATTCATGTCTCCTTGGGGTGGCATCATCTCGGGCATCATCTCAGGCTGCATTTCGGGCATCTGACGCTGCTCATTCATCATGACCATATTGTCGTTGCTTTCCATCGCAGCCGCCACAACACCCATAGCGATGTCTTGAATCTGCTGCTCAGTCATACCAGCCTGCACGGCGCTGATACGCTTAGTCTCAGCATCAAATGCTTTGATCTGGTTGGCCTGTTCCTTGATTTCCAAGTCACGGACTTCCATGCTCTGGTTGACGTTTTGCAACATCTGGAACATGTTTTCCATCTCAGCCTGCATGGCCTGCATCTGCTGATTGGCAGCGGCCAAGGCTGGATCGTCTTCATCGGCCAGCACTTTGGGGTCAATGGTTTTCTTGAAC